CTTAAATTAAGTACTCCACTCTGCTGGCTAGAACGAGAAGTTAAGTGCTCCCCATGATACAAAGCCACGGAGTGGCTTTGGTTATGGGGAGTACTTAACTTCAGTACTAGACGGTACCGTGGAGTACTCCACGATAGTGTGTCAATTTAACTTTTTTTAGGATAGTTGTAGAAGATAGAATGCCACTGGGAGGTGGACTGTTACAATTAGTAGCAGTTGGAAAACAAGACGTATATTTAACCGGTAATCCACAAATTACATGGTTCAAAATGGTCTATCGCCGCTACACGAATTTCTCCATAGAATCACAGGCCATTTATTTCGACGGCGACCCCGATTTTGGAAAGCGCCTCACATGTAATATACCACGCAAGGGCGATCTCCTCGGCCCTCTTATCCTAGAAGTAACCCTACCCGAGCTGCACCTCGCCGACGCCTCAGGAACACTGGCCGCCTACGTGAATTCACTCGGTCACGCTCTCATAGAGGAGATATCAATCGAAATCGGTGAGCAAGAGATTGATAAACAAACCGGGGAATGGATGGAGATTTGGTCGGAATTAACAGTACCACCAGGGCAGCGTGACGGCTTCAACGCCATGGTTGGGCGTATCGATGGAACACTTCCACCACCCGTAACATATCCCCCCGATAAAAATGCCGTATCAATCAACGGTACATACCAGTACGGTGCTGTCAAACTCTATATCCCTCTCCAGTTCTGGTTCAATAAGAACCCTGGTCTATATCTCCCTCTTCTTGCCATGCAGTATCATACTATACGCCTAAATGTGAAACTCCGGTCTCTCGACCAACTAGTTTACACCGCCGCGCCCTTGAACGCTAATCAAGATTGTGCCACGACGCCAAAGACCAAGAAGAATAAAATCATCGACCTACGGCTATACGGAGACTACATACACCTTGACGTCGAAGAACGCCGACGTTTCGTCTCGAATTCTCACGAATACCTCATCGAACAGCTCCAATACACATCAAAAATCAGCATACCGGCAGCTACAAATACGGCACTCATCCCTCTCGAGTTCAATCACCCTCTACGCGAAATAGTATGGATTCATCAACGTGATGCCATGGAAAAGTATAACGAATGGTTCAATTACAGCTCCGTGTCAATTAACGAGCGCGGCGCTCGTCGTGATATGCTCCAACAGGCCGTCCTCCAGCTCGACGGCTACGACCGGTTCGAAATCCGCGACGCCGGCTACTTCCGCCTCGTCCAACCCTTTCAGTATCACTCCAATGTCCCACTAAACCAGTTCATATATGCTTACTCATTTGCGATGAAACCCGAAGAGCTACAGCCCTCTGGGTCTTTGAATGCCAGCCGCATTGATTCTATAAAATTACAGATTGCCCTCCGACCTGATCCAGCAGCCACGGTTTTACCTACCGATCCGAATTACGTACCACCTCGTGGCAATTCACATGTTCGAGTCTATGCCACAAATCACAATATTCTACGTGTTGTTAATGGGTTTGCAGGCCTAGTATTTAAGATATAATGATATAACAAGGAAATGGCAGCCGCTATCCCTAGTGGAGGAGCAGGTCAAACTATATTACAACAACTTGGGGTTGGAATACCAATGCCATTTTGGACTTTGAAGGCACTAACTATTTTTCCAGTAACTGGAGTTCTAGGGTTAAATCATGCTGCTATGAATAATCAGGCAGTTGCCTTATTAAAAGCCGGCTCACTCCTTGTCTCAGCAATCACTATTGCGTTCTTATTACCGTATTATCCGTGGTTCTTACGCAAATATATAGTACTTTTTTCAAGACTCGGTCCATGGTTCATGTTTGATATTTTCGAAGTATTGAATGCGAATTTCATGACGCATGGCTTCCGATTACCCTTGAATATTACACTAGAAGGGTTGACACACTCTAAACACACGGATGGAAGATGGAAACTAACTACTGCAATGGCCGCCTCGATTATGGCCACCTTCGCCGCTTCGGGCGTTGCTGTAGCAAGTTATTTGCCAGCAAACATTGTTCCAGCGAGTATTTCGCAGAACATCGCCCTTATTTCAGGGGGTTCTGGCGTCCTCTTGGGAGGTGTTGCCCTTGCCGCACTTTTTATGTCTAAGAGTCCTGCTACAGGGGGTTTCACGCCTCTACCAATGACAGGTGGCGGTCTCCCACCTCTTTCCCATTTCGCAGATAAGTTATTGTCATCAAAGGATGAATCGTATGCTTTTTTTGCAGTCCTGGCGCTAATTGTTTTGGGCGGTGTTGTTATAACGGCATCTAAAAGTTAAGTATCTATAGCTAACATATAATGAAGTACCTCATGGAGCAGGCAGAGTTTGAGACCCTTATTGGTCGCGGTGAGTATCCTGATGAGAAAGTCCCACCATTTACGGTTGTCTACTTCACAGCCACTTGGTGTGGGGCGTGTCGGTCAATTGACCTGGCCGCACTTGAGAGTGCATTTCCTCTAGTGAATTGGCTCAAGTGCGATGTGGATCAGAATAATTATACACCAGGCTACTGTTCTATTCGCTCTATCCCGACATTTATGGCGATTAAGGACAAGAAGATTGTGGGGCAGCTACAATCAAATGACAACGGAAAGATTACGGAGTGGCTAAAGAATCTCTAATCGACAAATAGCTGGGAATGAAAGATTCCTATGATATTTTAATAGTAGGTGCAGGTATTGCAGGGTTATACACCGCAATTGAGTACTTGAAACGAAAGCCGAAAGCCCGTGTCGCAATCGCTGAGGCATATCATATTGCCGGTGGGCGTATGTCAACCTTCTCAGCTGATATCTCAGGAGTCCACTATCAATGGGAAATGGGTGGAGCGAGAATTTCAGAGCATCATGGGCTACTGCTCGGACTTTTCAAAAAGTATGGACTCGAGACAATTCCAATTTCAGGCCGCCTCCAATTCAAGGAATCCGGAGCATGGCCTCTAGAGCCGGACAATTTCGGTCCAGCAATTCCAATTACACTCGAACCTCTGGCGAATCTTCCAAAAGAAATTCTTGGAATGAAAACTATTCGCCAATTACTTTCCACTGCTCTCAAGCCGAAGGAATTGGAGGATCTTCTAATTCGCCACCCCTATCGCGCCGAATTGGATACCATGCGAGCCGACGTTGGCCTGAAACTTTTTCAAAATGAATTCGGACCTTCGGAGAAATACTTTTTATGCAAATCCGGACTTTCCAATCTTATAAAAAAAATGGTGGAAGATTTTGAAAGTCGTGGAGGATTTCTTTTTCTCAAACACAAACTTTTGGAAATCCGCGGAGACAACGAATTCATTTTCAAAAAAGTTGGAGGAGGCTCCGCCGAAATTGTTTTCCAAGCCGCCAAAACTGTTTTCGCAATTCCTTCTACCGCTCTGGCCCGGCTCGCTCCCTTCACCTCTTGGCCTACTCTGAAACATCTTACCATGAGACCCCTTCTCCGACTTTATGCAGTTTTTCCAAAAGGTCCAAACGGGAAGCAATGGTTTGAAGGACTCCCAAAGATTGTTACGGCTGCCAGGCCCCGCTATATCATACCAGCCAGTGTTGAGAATGGCTCTATCCAGATTTCCTATACCGATTCTACGGATGCAGAGCCGCTCATTGAACTTCTTGAGAAAGATGGCGAGGCGGCTCTAGGGGCCGCAATTGTTAGGGATCTCAGAATTCTTCTGGATAAAACAATTCCAGATCCACTGTTTGTGAAGGCCCATCCTTGGAAAGACGGGGTCACCTATTGGCTCCCCGGTGATTATGATTCTGTAGAACTCTCCAAGAAGGCTATTCGACCCTTCCGTAAGAAGCCCTGGTTCGTTGTTGGCGAATCCTTTAGTATGCGCCAGGGCTGGATGGAGGGGGGTTTAGAGCACGCTAAGTCTGCTCTTCCCAACATAATAGATGGATAAGCACCTCCTGCTCGCCTTGTTTCACATAGCACTCGTTGTACCTTTTTTTCTCTATATCGGATTTCAGCGTGCAGCAACACCTGAGTGGGTCTATAATCTCCTCTTCGGCCTGGGCCTTTTCATTTTAGCCTATCACGGAGTCATGGCGGGAATCCGGTTAATGTCACAGAGCATGGGGGCTTGGGTAAATCTCATACATGCTTTAATAATTGCTCCACTCATGCTATACATTGGTTATTATGGAAAAAAGACACAGCGTCCTGCCTATGAAATGCTGCTAATCATTGCCTTTGGAGCACTTGGATATCACCTCAAGTCGCTGATAGAGTCTACGCAGACGTTTATGAAGGATGATTAAGGATGTTCGCAAGCTCTGCAGCACGAATTGCCTCATGTACTGTAATACATGAGGCAACGTGATAATGAAAGGCTGTCAGGGAATTCAATTCCTTCTCGCACACCTTGCATGTTAGGTTATCGCGCACGGCTTCCACTTCTTCCTTACAGTGCATTCGCACGTAGTGAATAAGGAGATTCGACTTAGTGGGAGATCCCTTGAATCTACAAGCCTGGGGGCATCTGTAAAGAGTTACACGACTGTGCTGGGTATTTACGTGAACGTCGAGTGAATACTTAGCCTTGAATTCCATCTTGCAGTGGTTGCATTTATAGGGGAGACTCGTCTCGTGCGATTTCAAATGATAGTGCATAGTGTTCTGTTTTTCTCGAGTTTCACCGCACACGTTACATACAAATTCTCCTGCAGAGTTCTTAGTGTATTTATAGACCATTTGGTGTTGAAGAGGGTCACGGAGTTTTCAATTTTAAGGTCTTAGCATCTACGTGAAGCCCACCACTTCTTTGCTCCCGCCGAAGCCGCCTTAGCTCTCTTAGCAATATCAGCATCTGTCGTGTGATATGTTTTCCCGCACATCAAGAAAGAGTGGACCCGCGCATAACCCCACTGCTGCTCGGTCGCCCCGGGTCGATGCCCTGTTCTCCAAGCAGCCATTCCGCGATTGTAGCATTCCCTTATAAACTTGAGAGGAACACCTGTGGCCTTCGCCTTCGCCTCTAGTGACTTCGCCTCAGGGAATTTACGCTTCCAGGCGGCAGTGTAACCAGATTTCCGTGTTTTTACACCACGGTCCGTCTTGAAACCGATATAGGCCGTCGCGTTCTTCCATAATTTCGATCCGAATTTCGCGATTTCTCGGCGCCGCTCAGCCTTTTTTGTGGCCGATAACCCACTAAAATAACGTTTCGGAGATTTACGGGTCTTAGGCATCTCTTATTATATGGGCTAAAAGATTTGGCCCATCATCATATAAGATGATTATTGCAACTTTAGCAATCGGCCACGACTTCTGTGAAAGCTTGGCGGAATGCTTGAAATCTAAGGTGGACTACGCGGCTAAACATGGCTACGTCTATAAACAGGGAGGTGAAGAGTTTTGGGACCGTGATAGACCTATACCGTGGTCGAAGGTGCCGTTTATTCTTTCAGTTTTAGAGGGGGCCGACGAAGGAGTCCTCGTCTGGTTGTCCGATGCCGATGTACTAATTACTAATCCGGCACTGCGGGTGGAGGACCATGTACCCCTCCTACCTGTTGGAAAAGACATGCTAATGCTTATTGATGCCTGCGGTCACCTGAATTCCGGAAATCTTTTGATGCGGAATACGGCATGGCTACGGGATTACTGGAAGCGGGTGGGCCAGCAGACGGATCTCCTATACCATATTTGGTGGGAGAATGCTGCTATGATTAAGCTACTAGAGACTAATGCAGACGACCTAGCGCACACTGAGATTTCAAACGAGCATACGCGGTTCAACTCGTATTTACAGGGGCTTCCAGGGCAGCCACTATGGATGCCAGGGCAGTTCCTCGTTCATTTTGCAGGCGTCTATGATGTTGCGAAAATTAAGAAGCTTACGGGGGCTATAAAGTCTGGAAAAATCCCCAGACTGGTTGGAGAAAAAATCGAATATATAAGTATAAATGGAAAACAGCGCTAACAATAGTAATAGTGAGGAAATGATGGGGGGCCAGAACGACATGCGTAAGAACATGATGGGCGGCCAGAATAACACGATGACGAAGATGATGGGCGGCCAGAACAACACGATGACGAAGATGATGGGCGGCGGTCGCCGTACGCGTAAGAACATGATGGGCGGCCAGAACAACATGATGCGTAAGAACATGATGGGCGGCCAGAACAACACCATGACGAAGATGATGGGGGGCCGCGGTCGCCGTACGCGCAAGAACATGATGGGAGGCCAGGCCATGGCACCAAGAATGAATATGATGGGGGGTGCCAAGCGCGCCGTCGGCACGCACGCGGAGGTCTGGCACGGCACGGCGGACCACACGAGCGGCGGCCTCAAGAAGCGCGACCTCATGAAGAACAAGCACGGCCGCATCATTTCCAAGAAGAAGCACGCTCTTGGCAAGAAGGCGCTCAAGAACCTTGTTAAGGCTGGGTTCAAGGCGAAGAAGGGGACATTCAAGCTTTTCCGTAAATAAACGGAAAAGCTGTTTAATAGTCCCGCCTTTAGCGGGACTATTAACAAGTTATTTCGCAAGTAAGCTTGCGGAAAAGCTCACCGCCCAAGCGAATCGGCAATAGATCTCAAAAGCTCAGCCGACTCCTGAAGCGTAAAGTTGCTTTGACTAGCGCCCTCTGATGGGTCAAACCAATACAGAAATCCTTTCTTATCCGATTCTCCAATGGAGGACCAGACAAGACCGAGTTCTGATGCACGAATTTCCTTTAGAACTGACGCGACCTTGTATTTTTCAGTTGTCAAAGCCCCTACACGACCATTTAGAGCAGATTCAATCACATCGGCTGCCGTATCATGCGTCCAGAAAATCGCATCCCACTCCGAAGATACTGGTACATTCGTGCCGAGACCGATTAGCGTAAGCCCATCACGAGCCAAATGATTATAGACCTGCGCCGATGGCTCACCGGACCCCCAAACAAGTCGCACAGGCTTCGCGCAGTTTGTGACATATGTAATGGCGAGACGAAGGTCCGAGTTGTCCTTAATCACGAAAACCGCATCCCATTTCATTCTTAGGAGCCAGGGGTCCAAAGCGCTTGTGACAAGCACACGCCGTCCTCTTTGCGCTACCTCACTGTCTATCACAGCCAGGCGTGACCGCACGAGACCTGGTAGGAGTGCAGGGGAACCTATACAGTATAGTTTGCGACCCTTCAGACGCTCTGAAAACGCCTCTAGACGAACCTCGTCAGTCATTATTTGCTATTGTGATAGATGGTTTAGACCAGGCTTCGCCAACTAAAATTAACTAGCACAACCCACATTAGAGCCACAAAATGTTTAGTTGCTTTAAAGCAAAACCCGCCTATAAATACGAGGTCCTCAGATATGATGGCGCGGGATGTTTATTTACAAATAATCAGCTCGTGCTTGCGGGATATCAGCCGAACAAGACTGCATCTTACATTAGCGGTATCGGCGGGTCTAAAATGCCTGGTGAAACCTTTCAGCGGACAGCCTACCGAGAGACTCTCGAAGAGCTCTTCCATGTGAATACATTTCCAGCCGGCCTCATCGAATCCATTGAACTTGTCCTCGAGCCCAAGCGTATTATACAGAACGGCACTTATGTAGTTATTGTTCTCTCTTTCACCGACCTTGAGCTGATTCTGAAGGCATGTAAGTACTATAGACTAGTCAGCCCAGTGTACGACAGTATCCCTTTAAAACTTAACGACCTTATTCTGAATCGGCATCCTGACCCCAGCGCTGAGATTACATATTTATCACTAATACCATTGGCAAAAAATGTGACGATTGACCCATACTTTGTGGAGGATTTGAATATTAGTTTAGGGTCTGAACTGCCCTAGATACTCGCGCATACACTTTCGTATCTCTTTCGTATCATCCTTGAAAGGTTCGCCATCAACCCCCTCCAACAAGATTTTTTTCCCTACGATTTTAAAAAGGTCTTCTATACCCTTTATACGTATAGTAGTATCAGTACTAAGATACTTTTTGCAAAAGAAAATATCAGATTTCAAGTATTCTTCGTCATCCATTAGACCAGTTTCCTGAAGAACATCGAGGCCGAGTCGAAATATTTCCATCCGCTCGGGGCTTGTTAGTTTCGGATCAAAGGCAGTCGGCTTGAGATACTTCACACCCTCGCCATAGAGTTTATGTCTCGGATATCTATCATCAACAAAAAGAATATCGCTCGGCTCAATGTGTCCCTTCACATCGCACAGGTCTGTGAAAATCGCCTTGAGGGTCTTGAAGCTTTTAGCCGGTTGCCCGTCCGTTTTTTCTTTCCAGTCCTCTCTGCGAATAGGGTGTGTTGCATCGACGAGACACTCAAATAGCCCAGGACACTTGTATGTGGTTTCTATGAGGGCCTTGGCTATACGCGGCGTGAAGCTGTTCCACGTATTTGAATAAATGACGACTGTTCCCTTAGTCTCGCGTAGGGGCTTAATGAATTCACCCAGGTTCGGTCTCAGGATCGTCTTGAGAATTTTAGGCGATTTCAAGAGTTTCTTGATATAGAGGGCCTCTGCACGGCGCAGCTTTGTTTTGAGAGAAGTACTTAGGCGCAGCCCAGGATTTATTTTCCTATTAAATGTGTTTTCGATAGTGTCGACGCTGAAAAAATCGGCCCAGATGCCTATGTGATAAAAGAATCCGAGGGTGTTATCTAGATCGAAGGCGACTAAGGCCATGGTGGGGCTCCTTAATATGGAGCGCGAGATAAAATTGAAAATGATTGCAACTAAATAAATTATAATAAATGGAAAGTTATAAAAGTTGTACTTCTGCTGGAAAACCTTGGAGCAAGAGTGAAGATAATCAACTTATTAAAGAATATAATGAAGACAAGTTATCTTTATTAGATATTTATAAAAACCATAAACGAACGCCAGGTGCGATTACTGCCCGTTTAGTACGTCTTAACATTATTGATAGAAGAGATAGTATAAGAGGTTATTTAGAATATGAAAATAGTGATTTATATAAAGAACTTTGTAAAAACAAAGAGTATAAATATAGTGAGGCTAAAAATAATCAACCATTAATTACTTCATCTTTTGGATCATTAAAAAATTCATCTGATATTTTACAACTACAAAAAGATGTAAATGAAATAAAAGAAAAGGTAAATAATATTCTTGAACTGATGCATATGATATATGAGTTCGAGACCGAATAGAAATTTAAAGTAAATACATAAGTATTAGATTTTATTCTTTCTAAATATCTTTTGCATGATAATAACTGCTTTTCTTCTTAAAGAGTATTTTATATTATAAATTATGTGCGATATTCCTCCTCTTGGGGCTTTAAAAAAAGATACTGGAGAATATGTTTATCCGCGAATTGCTAACAAAAGTGATAAATATATTTGCCCTGATTGTAAAAAAGACTTAATACTAAAAAAAGGTAATATTAGAATTCACCACTTTTCTCATATTAAGGATGATAATCCTTGCAATTATTATAATAAACCATCTGAATCACAGATACACAAAGATGCTAAAATGTTATTGAAAAATCTATTAGATAATAAAAAACAACTAATTTTTATCAGAGAGTGTCATAGTGATGTCGTGGGGTTCTGCTCTAAAAATACAGAAGAATATGAAATACCTGAAATAACGGATAACTCTCAAATAGTTCTTGAATATCGGTTTGATTACAATGGATTAAAAATTGCCGACGTTGCCTATATAGATAATAATGAAATTGTGTGTTTATTTGAAATTTATAATACACATCGAACTGAAGAAATAAATAGACCTGATCCATGGTTTGAAATAAATGCTATAGAACTTATAAATGCAGTTAATACAAATGATAATACCGTAAAAATAAAATGTATTCGCAAAAATACATGTGAAGATTGTAAATTAATAAAGTGTAGTCGTTGTGATAATTTATGTCCTAGGGTAATTATGAATACTAATATTGTTAAAAAATGGTGCAAAGAATGTGATGTATATTTTTATGGTAAAATATATTTGTTTGTTTCATTTCAAGAAAAAGATGAAATAAAAAAGTATGGTGGTAAATTTGATTCAACTTATAAAAAATGGTATATAGATGCATCAAACAAATATAAAGAAACTATTTTATTGAAATGGAAAAAATGGGAGCCTTGATGATAAAATTGATCCCAATTTCTACAATGCGTTTTTTTCAGCCCCGAGTTTTTGGACCCTTTTACTAAAAGAGCATGGACCAAGCCTACATCCCCCTCAAGCCCCACGCAACGCCTGACACGGTCAAGCCTTACCTAGAGCAAATGTCCCCCAAGGAACGCGAACTACATGAACTCGCCATTAAGCTTCTCGGCTCCTCGTACTTTATCGAATACTCGCACGGCTATCTGAACTGGTTAGCTAAACAGAAATCTTCATAACCCGCAAAGGCACCCCCCCGTAAGCCGCTGCCATTTCACTAAAAGACGAATAATACGAGCCTAGAATCTCAGAGCAGCGGCTCAGGCAATAGAAATCGAGCATAGCCTCGCGGCAACCAAAGGGGTCATTGCGTGAGAGAATCGTAGCCGACCCTGTAAGAATTCTCCCAGGAAATCGGCGGACAGCCTCCTCACGCTCTTCCATAGAATCCGTTGCAACATAGAACATTGTAGCTTCAGGGTAGGCCGTCATGGCCTCCCAGAAAAGCTCCGATGGCGATTCCTTAATGGAGGCATTGTTGTCCCCACGACGAATGTGGACTCCCACGATAGGGCCAGAGAGCTTTGCAAAAAGATCTTCAAACATACACTGAACGAATTCCGCAGGCCTCAGGGACCGCAAATGAGCCAAAAACCGGCCCTGGTCGGCCCTGTAAAACTGCCCGTGCGACTTGATTCGGATTGGCCGTTTCTCGCCCGCGCGCTGATACACGAAATCCCATTCCTCATCCGATTGAACTGACTTCGCCGTGGCCCATGCGCTGTGGCCTTGTAAACGCCCGTCCTCGAGGCGAACCCAGGGCGGTAAGGAGGTCACATCAAATAGGAATTCAAAGGGTGCGGTGTGAATTCCTACATCTGGGGTCCATGATACAATCAGAGAGGGTGGTCGAGTGCCGTCGTCATTTAGAGGGATTATATCTTCGGCAACGCACATTCCACTGACAAGAGCGCGGAGTCTATTTGCAAAGCCGGCGCAGACTTTTAACTCTAGGGGGGGATTCATCTTATTAGTCTTGTTGAAGTAAATTTTAAGCTGTTGCTTACCGCATATAATATCAGCATGAAGTACCGTATCTGTTGGATTACTTCCACTGGATATAGCGGTCACGGTGAGTATTGTCTGACTCGTGAGTTGGCCGAGAATTTGCTTGTAAAGTTATCCGTTGAATATCCTGAAATTAAACATTGGATTGAATGCGATGAAATTGCCGGTTAAGGCTACCGTTTAGTACTCCACGGTAGATAAAAATTGAAATCAGATAACCCCAACCCCTATTTTTAATACCATGGAAACCTGTGCCATTTGTCTCAATCCGTACACAAAGAAGCTTCGGCAAAAGGTTCTTTGTCAGTACTGTCCCGAGCATGCCTGTAGAACTTGTCAGCAAAACTACCTGCTCTCAAGCTACGAGGACCCCCACTGCTTCACGTGTAAGCGCGGGTGGAGTTCCGATTTCATGGCGGCGAATTTTCCCCTTATCTTTCGCAACGGGACCATGCGCCTCCACCGTCGCAAGATTCTATTCGAGCGTGAAAAGGCCATGCTCCCTGCGATGCAGGTTTTCGTCGAGGCTCGGCGCAATGGCGCGCGCGTTAGTGCAGTTTATAACAAGATTTCGCACGAGTTGGCGGAAAAGCATCAGGTCTATTTAAACCACCGCAATGCTGTGAGAGTATTCGAGCGCGATGTATGGGCCGAGCTCCTAACTAAAAAAGCACAGGGACTAATCACTCCCATCCAAATGCCGGTATACCGAGCTGCAAAAAAGAAGTGGGCCGAGCTACATGATGCAGAGATCGCTTATTCTAGAAATATCTGTAATCCTTTGCGTAAGCTACTCAATGACGCCTGTCGTGAATTGTCATATTGGAATCATCGCTATATCAATGGTAGTGAGGCCACTGAGAAGCTGAAGCGGGAGTTTCTGATGCGATGCCCTGCAGAGGATTGTCGTGGATTCCTTTCGACTGCCTACAAGTGCGGAATCTGTGAAAAGCATACCTGTGCCGATTGCCTGGAATGTCTTGGAGCGGCCGATGAGAGTCTCGAGGCCCTGAAGGCCGCTCATACATGCAAGCCAGAAAACGTGGAATCTGCAAAGGCTATTAAGAAGGAGACACGGCCTTGCCCTAAGTGCGGGGCGCGGATCTTTAAGATTGACGGGTGCTTTGCAAAAGATACACCGATTCTTATGTGGAATGGAGAAACCGTCATGTCACAAAATATTAAAATCGGTGATGAACTCATTGGTGACGACGGTAATAAACGGATTGTTGAAGAGCTATGCTCTGGTGAAGATGATATGTATGAGGTAAGTCAGACGCGTGGTATGTCATATAAGGTGAATAGCAAGCATAAGCTTGCTTTAAAGCCATATAACAATATCACATTTCGGAGTGAGGCTAACATATGGATTGTAAAATGGTTCAACAATACTTACTTCTCAACAAAGCAGTTTCCTACAAAAGAAGAAGCTACTGCCTTCCTAAACGATTTGAATCTTCCAGATGTAGTTGAAATCACTGTTGATGATTATATGAAGCTTTCACAGACTACAAAGGATTCACTTTATGGATACAGAGCGAATGAAATTAATTGGCCGCATATTGATGTATCAGTAGACCCATATCTTATGGGTCTGTGGCTCGGTGATGGTGTAAACAATGGAATGAATTTCGCATGTAATCCTAAGAGTGACTCTGAAATCATTCGCTATATCATTGGTTGGTGTGATAAGAATGGGGGCGAGTTAGTACATGACGCCGCACATTGTTTCCGTGTACGGCGCGCTGGTCTTACACAGGGACGCGAGGCTATGAACCATGGAGCAACTTCTGCAGACTGCAAGGGCTGTCTTAAGAATAAATGTGATTTATGCGATCTCCCAAATTCTAAACTTGAGAGAAATGGTAGACTCAATAAGAATCCGTTAAAGGATGCCCTTGAAAAGTATAATCTTATTCAGAATAAGCACATTCCTCGTGACTATATTGTAAATGACAGAGATACACGTCTCCAACTTCTTGCAGGTTTGATTGATACCGATGGATATGTTGGGAATGATGGAAAGCGAATTATGATTTCACAATCAAACCATTCTATCGCAAAAGATATTGCGTTAGTTGCACGCTCTTTGGGATTTGTAGTGAGTGTTGATATTGTTAAAAAGGAAAATGTACCATTTCCAGGTATTCAACCTAAGACGTACCCTCCGCACTTACGCGTATCAATCTCTGGAACAAATCTATCAGATATTCCCACACTGTTGCCTCGAAAGAAGTGTCACGATTCTAATCCTAACAAGGATTGGTTTAAGACAACTATTAGTGTAAAGAGTATTGGAAAGGGATCCTACTTCGGTTGGTCGGTTAATGATAATAAGCGGTTTATCATGGAAGATATGACAGTTTTAAGAAACTGCGACCAAATGTGGTGTACCGTCGATGGTTGTAGCACAGCTTTCAGCTGGAATACCGGTCACGTTGTCACAGGTCGCGTCCATAACCCGCACTATTACGAGTGGCTGCGTCGCAATGGCGGCGGTGCGCCTCGCGAGGTTGGCGATATTCCCTGTGGTGGCGTGCCAAATGCCGGCATATTTATGCGACATGTGATTCGCAGCGCCCTAGCGACCAATGAAAAGAATGCTCTACTTGAGATTCACAGACATCTCTTGGATATTGAGGCACGCCTAGTGGTCTATCCCGCGAGACCAGACGCACTCATGAATAAGGAACTGAATGTACGCTATCTCATGAATGAGATTACAGAGGATGTGTGGAAGCAGAAGCTCGAGCATACCGAGGCGGCCTTTAATCGAAAGAAGGAAATCGGTCAGCTTCTCCAGACCTTTGTGACGGCTTCGGCGGATATTCTACAGAGTATTGTGGGTCGAATGGAGGACACATCAGTTTCGGCGGACAGCGTGGCGGCCTTTATTCGCGAAGTCGCAATGCCACAACTTGAAAGTCTGCGCTCTTATACGAATGAATCTTTCGCCACGATCGGAACTAGTAGGCGTATGGCGGTTCCACAGGTCGGTTCGCACTGGGAATGGATTGGCGTGAGAGCCCTTTATAAGATGCCTACACTGGCTGTCAATGAGATTGTAGAGGCGGATAACGTGATGGCTGGATATGATACGGAGGATGTGGAGGCGGCCGAGGCCTTATAGACCTTGCAAGGCCTAAGCCAAAATCTCCTTAAAAATATAAGATATGCGCCTAAAGTTGCCCGCATTCGCCATTAATCTTGATAAGAGCCGCTTGCCATATGTTTTTAATTTATCAACCGACACCTCGATTCCTATCATCATTTCAAAGGCATCCGATGGCTCCGAGTACTGGGACTCAGGTATCCAAATGAGACACCCCTGGGGCAACGAGCGACTCACTCCAGGCATGATGGGTTGCACGAAGTCTCATATGAATCTGCTCGACGATGATAATCGTCACGGTGTCTATATTTTTGAAGATGATGCCGAACTTGTAATGCCAATGGAGGATGTCGAGAGATTTCTTGACGATGTTCTAAAAAGCCAGGGAGACAATTGGGATATTATTCTTCTCGGCGCGAACGAATATGTGAATTCAAAGCCCATTACGCATGAAATCAATCGTGTATACCGGTTCTGGGGTACGCACGCAATGATTATTAATTCCATCGCCTATGATTTTATTAAGAAGACGTTCTATGATGCACTAGATGAGGGCATTTTTCTTCCAGCCGATTGGATGTATAATGAGGCTATTCGCCAGTACAAGCTGCGCGTTTTTGCTCCGAGCTCACCGAAGCTCTTTTTCCGTCAGGTGCCTGGGCTGGTCTCGGCGATTACTGGGAAGGTCCGCTAATGGCCTTTTAGTAAAAGGCCCCAAAAACTCCATGGCCTCTAAAGGACCGCTAATGGCCTCTAAAGGGCCGCGCCTAGGAGAGGAGACCCCCACCGAATAATATTACTAATAAAAGCACTATCCAACGGCCTCGTATACATTCTAAAATCGAAAATCGACCCCTTTAACAGCTCATCTCGGAGTTCATATTCTCCAGGCTGATCCGTCCAGTTCGACTTTCCAATATAGTTCTTCTCCGTGTACTGATTCTGCGGGAGATATCCAGACTCCTGTGTGTAGACGACATTGCCATTTATGTAAAATTTTATATCCGGTCGCACAGCATCCATTGAAGCCGCCGTTACAACAATATGCGTCCATTCATTGAGCCCCACCGCCTTATTGATTTTCACCTGCATCTTACGGAGCGTCGAATCCCAGACCTCATAAATAAGTGTGGCGCGCGACTTCTTGGCATTCGGGTCGGTCGGCTTCGGCCTATTATTAATCTGCTGCGCCTTCGATGGGTCAGCGTAGATTTCCGCACCAGGGCAGACAAAATCATCAACGTTTGCCCGTGACATCAAATACAGGTCCTGCGCCCGCATCTCAGGACACCACTGTGCCCCAGACCCTGGTCCTGGCACCGTCGTCTCGGGGCATCCAGACCCTGGGCGCAGCGTGTTGTCACCCGAATCTGCATCACCCTTGCCGAGAATTCCCAGGAAGACGTTGTACTTCCCTGCACCGTTTCCGAAATCGAAAATATGGGCGTTGTTCGTGAATTCGTCGAATTTCACCCAGACCGAAAAGGCACGTATGCTTCGCATCGGTATAAGATTTCCTAAGCTGAGATCATTACCATCGCCAATACGCAAGAACTGGTTAGTCCCGTTGAGGTGTAGAGCCCTAGTAATCGTTGGTCTCGGCGGGGACTCGACAACTTCTACAGACCCCGCCCCCTGTATCATGGTATTCCCAACGTAATCAATCATGTCATCACGGAACCGTAGCCACATCTTACACTCCCTGTAAAAATCCACGAGGAGCTTGATGTCATCTGGCGGCTCCGTATCAAGAGTGTCCTTATCGGCAAAGGAGAAGTCGTTCGCTAGTACACACATGGGCTCATAGTTCGCCTTATTTTTAACGATACGACAATATGCACTCTTACCGTTTTTCCCCTCCCGCATGTAATCGTCACGGGAAATCTTAAAGCCATCGCCCACCTTCTTCGTCTTGAAGTTGGTGCTCGTAAGCCCATCTGTTCCGGCAAGGGCGCATGCAAAAAACTGCTCGGCCTCTGAGCCACCCTCCTTGAAGACCATGCGACAATAGTCTTTGGCCGCTCCAATACCCTGAACGTCAGCGTAGTCTGCGAAATACCGGCGATTCGACTTATAGCCCGATTCTTCCTTGTTTGGCCCGACATCACTACGAATTGTAAAAGCTGCCGTGAGAATACTCTCGGCCTTGCCGCTAACTATTCCAGTACCTGTCGGTATTGTACTAGCCCACTGAAAACCCTCATTAAGTTTTTTCGGAAACACCATTTCGAGCCATAAGACTCCTATAAGTAATGCTAATGCCATCCATACACTGCCGTTCATGGCTCCCTACCGTGTTATGTCAAAAAGAACTGTAGTATTTTGGCACAACACAATAGCTAAATGGATGGAGGGGCAATTATAGGACAGGGTAGTTATGGCTGTGTATTTGATCCGCCCCTGCTATGCGAAGAGGCAGTTGAAGCCAAGAAGGCCGGTCGTATGGTTGGTAAACTTGCTAGAAAATCTGATGCAAAATATGAACTTATCACCGCCTCAGTTTTATCTGAAATACCAAAGTACAAAGAATACTTTGTTTTACCGAATTTAGAGTCATACTGCGATGATGTCATTCCATTAGACGACCAGCCCGATAAAATGGGTCTTGCTATGTGTCAGCCAATTGAGCGCTACGGAAGCAAAGATATGGTCCACTACACTATGCCATTCGGAGGTGTTAGTATTATGAAATTCTTCGAAACCGGTAAAAAACTATTTCCTGTTCGGGATATGATTATACACGCCTTAGAGGGTGCTGCGCTCATGACATTAAACGGCTACGTTCATTATGATATCCACATGGGAAATATTCTTATAGAGGGATCCAAGCCCCGTTTCATCGACTTCGGTTTCAGTTTTTCATCATATAATATCACACAAGCAACACTTGATGAGCGATGGAAGCTTTATAATCCGGCATATGCTGCCGAGCCGCCTGAAATCACTATCATAACAGGTCTCAAAAACTGGTACACGCTCGAAGGCACTGTAAAACAGGTTGTTAAGGAGAAGCCATTACTAAAAAGCGCTGAAAATATGCTGAATCTCTCGCGCTTTACCCAACTCAACGAATTCATGAAATTCTGGCGGACTTCGGCCGTCTGTAAGAAAAAGGATTGGCTTGGGTTTTTCCGTCTTTACTGGCCGGCGTTCGATGCATGGGGTATGGGGTATATTATAATTTTTATATATTCAAAGGCGTTGTATGTGAAAAATGATATACCGGATTGGCGAGAGCTGTCGGGTCAAATAAAAGAAATTCTAAGAGGACTTCTTCGAATGGATCCTAGACGGCGGCTAGACTGCGTGGAGGCCCTGCACCTCTTTAGTCCTTCTTCGTACGTCGTGTCTTCTGCGTCCGGAAAGGCCTGGTTAGAGCAGCGGCGGGCCGTGCGCGGGCTGCTTTAAGGCGATTAAGGCGATTAAGGCGATTAAGGCGACGGCTATCCCTGTCGCCTACATCCCTGTCGCCTACATCCCTGTCGCCTACACCCCTGTCGCCTCCACCGCGACGGCTACCACCACGAGCCTTCAGGTAAAGCGGTCGGTTTCGCGGCACACAAAAGTAACTGCAGAAAATGTCATAGTTGAGAGAGCTATCATTTTCCGCGTCGACGTAGTTATAATTGGCAAGCTTAGGGTCCCATATTCTGTGACCGTAAGCATCCACATTCGTCACCAAGTTTCCCCCAGGCTTATGCGACCAGTACCGATTCGAGTCCTGTCTCAAAAAATGGTAATCGTCACTCTGGTCGACTATCAAAGCGATTTTAGAGTAATTCACGGGACACTTATCGGTGAATTCGGCACGCATGACATCGTGATTATCTCCAAATATACGCATTGCCATATTCGGACACGTCTTTGGAAGATTATTACTGAATGGCTCGTAACCTGATGCCTGTCCTGGCTGGTGATAGGGTGCGGTACACTTCTTCTTGCCCTTACACTTCGCAATCTGTTTCGGGTCACGCACATTCATCGAATAGGAGTAGCAGTTATGTGTTTTCATGAACTCCTTCGTCCCGTTCCATAACTCTGGGTGATAGTCTGGCTCTGCATCGGTGAGTGGAGAAATGCGCGGACATGACCCTATATGAAGTTGACAGAAGGCCTCTCCTGGTAATGCACGATTCATGCAGTCAATCGAGCAATTACACTGGTGTGGCCTCCCCGTCTCGTATGGTAATGTCCCTTGTCTGTGGTGTTTCTTGTATGACATTTTGGTCGGAAGGACCCCCTACTGTAGGTGATTGTAAAAGTTTAGCAATTTTTATAGCCAAATCATCCTGGGCGGGGGACTTTGATACTTCAAGAAGATTTGGAATGCCTGAAGAATTCGTGGTAGTGGCTGGCGCTGAATTCACATCCTGTAATTTGATGAATTGTTCCTGGGCCTGGCGCATGAGAATTTTTTCCACGGTGTGCATGAATTTTGTGAATTGTTGCTCGTGAGTCGTCCCGTCCTTGTGATATGTTCCAGTCAGCGCTAAGAATTGCCAACCTTCTGAGCGTAATTGCTCGTAGGTGGCGTGGAACAAAAAGTACTTCTTATCGAATTTGAAAAGTGTGAGAAATCCGTTTGAAATTGTAACAAGGAGAGAAACGAACCAGGTACACCAGTAAATTGAAGTGGAGAATTGCGTGGTCGTCTGATTATACTGAATTGAGAGAAGGGCCGGTACAATTACAGACCCAATTGTTACAATTATTCGGTTACTGTGAAAAAGATAGGCGGTTCGAGTACATTTTTCATAAGATTCTTGAATTGTATTTACGTAGTGCTCTTCAAATATTATGCGCTGATCGGCTCTCAGACTTATTGTTCCTAGGGCCTGCCTTAATTGGTATATGGCTTGTTTGGCATTACCCATCTGTGTTGGGTTGATAAAATTGATATATGGGGTCCGACGAATTCTAGATAAAATATGCCGTATACCGTATGGGCTCAACACTATATTTACGAAGAGACTGATGCAGCAACGTGTAATGTAAACATCGACGAATGGCGAAGGATTCACGAGGATGAGGACCAGCGCATCTTTGCCAAAGTCGGTCTCGGCGACAAGACCGCCTATATCGCTCTCGGCGCACCTGTAACTGAAGTTGTACCAATGTCAGAGCATAAATGTGTCTTTCTGCCGTCGTGGGTCCTCGATGTACTTGGCACGGATGGCTCAGGTGAAACAGTTGAAATCGAGTGGCTGAGTGCGGAACATTTCCCTGAGGCCACTCGCATTGTTCTCAGGCCGCACGATTCAGCCTTCCAGCACGCCGATATTAAAGAGGAGCTGGAGCGGGCCCTGACGTCGATTGGGGTTCTTCAGCTAGGGTCAACTGTCCCAGTTGCCCTCAGAGAACTCGGTGGGTTTACTGTGAACTTCGATGTGGTTGGACTGGAGCCTACCGCTCTTGTTTTGATGCAAGGCGATGAAGTTGCGATTGAATTCGATGAGGCGGTTGATGCTATTCCCGTAGAGCCCGAGCCCGAGCCAGAGCCTGTTTCAGAGCCAATGCTGCCGATTATTAACGATGGGGGCTATAAACTCGGTGGGGTTCAGAGGGTTCCTGGGTGGAATCCTTACAGGGTCTAAGGTATCCCCCCATACATCTAATAAATGGCTACGCAGGACCAAATAAATGCCGGCGCCGAACAAATTACGAGCGCTTTCAGGGGGTCCGAGCCATTTTTTATCGGCCGCAACGGAAGCACTGAAATAGCCGTATTTTTCTACTGGCTCAATAATCGTGCATCAGGATGGCCCTGGCCCAGAGATCTCATTTCAAACCTCGAAATGAATTTTGGTGTCTGGCCGATTAATACGACGTCTGTAGATGAATGGTGTAGATGCTACCAGATTTGTCTAAAGGAGCTGACAGGTCTCGCTGCCGGCTGGTACAAGCCCCTCGCTGATGCCGAGCTGAAATTCGTCAATAATCATAATAGTCGAGCTTTCAAGGTTCCTCTACGGAGCCTCGAGCCTTACTATGTTGCACCCGAGCTTCGTTGGACCGCCGAGCTGGCCGATAAGGACGTGGCCGTTGTCACGAGTTTCACGAAAACTATTCAGCAGCAGCTCGACCGCATCGACCCTCTTGTAATCTGGTCTGGAATCGAAGCCCCTGAGACTATTCTGCCCCCAACGACACGCTGGCACCTCGTAAAATCGTATTTCCCCCCGAATGTTTCAAAGGATGACCCTACTGGCTGGGCGTCGATTGGGATTCACTCGTGGGAGCCGGCTGTAGCCCATGTCGTCGATGAAGTTCTCAAGACTGGTGCGAAGACCGCGATTATTGGCTGTGGCGCTCTAGGAATGATTGTCGGCGGTCGACTCCGTAATAAGGGTATCAGCGTGATTCTTATGGGCGGGGCGGTCCAGGTGCTCTTTGGCATTCGCGGGAAGCGCTGGGAGAATCATGATGTTATCTCGAAATTCTGGAATGACAACTGGATTTACCCATTGGAGTCTGAGCGGCCACCGAATGCTGGGATGATTGAGGGGGCGTGTTATTGGGAGTGAGCATCGCGTTAACGTTTTCTCGTGTGACGAAGCCCCCTTTCTGCATTTTTAAAAGTCTTACTTCTGTCACGATACGTTTTAGTAACATTACTAAAATCGGATTCCTGATAGGCTACAAAAGGATATGTGATAACTGTTTTAAATAAATTATTATGATTATCAGTTGCAATCGAAAATAGGGAAGCAGTAAAAGCATATTTTTCATAATGAGATAAAAGCATATCATATGAGCGTTGAGGAATATATACCCAATGGGCTGCAACAGACCAGAATGGATCATAATAAATAATTCCATCCTCCCTACCAATTTCCTTAGGAAAGGTGATATAATTAGATCCACCTAAATAAATATCCCACTTCTTAGGATGTGAATCTAACCATTTTTTAATCTTTCGCCATTTATTCTTCCAACCAACTACTGGTAAGCAATCATCTTCTAAAATTAGTATATTTGGTAGTCGTTCTTTTTTAGCTATTTTTAATATTTTTATAGTCGATAAAAAACACCCGTGGGCTCCATTACTACGACTTTTAACGGCTTCTAAACGCACTAGTTCAATATCAGACCCTGCGAAGTGTTTTTGTATTTTAGCCCATCTATCGGGACGGGATTTAAGATTTATAACAAATGCCTTCATAGGCTCCCTATACTATGCGAAGAACTTCGGCCAATTCCTTTCGCATACAAGAGAAAGATGCGAATACAAATAGCCTCCGATTTACATTTAGAATCGAGGCCCAAACAGACCTTCGAGACGCTGCTCGATGTGGCTGCTCCTTGCCTTGCCCTTCTCGGCGACATCGCCCCAATAAATCATCCGAATCTGAAGGCCTTCTTAGAGTGGTGCTCGACGCGCTGGGAAATGGTCCTGTATATTCCAGGAAAGACCGAATGTGTGGATGAAATGTTTAAACCTGAAGAAGCCGTCAGAATGTTAAAGATTCTGGCGGCGCCCTATAAAAATGTCAATGTGATGTTCCGCGACAGCTTCTACACTGACGACGGGTTGATTATACTCGGCTGTCCCTTCTGGTCCTTCGACCCGAAGGAGTCTAGAGCATTCAGGGACTTGCATAAGGCTGACCTGGAATGGATACGGTCGATTATAAAACAATATACGAACCCTTTTTTGATTTTGACGCATTTTGGACCGGTCAGTTGGGTTCAAGATGAATCTGGGGAATCTGATCCGAATACCTCACCGATTTTCACGGAGACGGAGCTGTTACTGCGAGCTCCCATAGTAACATGGGCCTTCGGGCATTGCCACAACTACCTAGAATACAGTAAGGTCTGGAGTAAGGCGAATGGGATTCCGCGGTCGATTATGCTTGTGTGTAATGGTTTAGGACCTCGGAAGGCGCGGTTCGTCCAGGGGGCTGCTATAACAGAGTACAGGACGGATGCAGTTTTACGGATTGATCCGAAGTTGTATGGGGAAGGGGCGCCGAGCGTTTAGTGTAATAAATATTTCAAACTGGCATTTATGTAAGTAAAAATTGAAATTATATGTAGATGTTTAGCAGTATTATATTATGTCAACTGATACTAGTGTTATAATCGCCTATCAGTTTTGAAGATATCAAGAAAACCTTAGAAAAGAGCATCAAACAGGTTAAGGAGAAGAACTACAAGAACTATTTCATACACGCCTTTAATGCCGAGTGGTTAAAGAAGGACAGGAAGACTCGCCGACGACCTCCCAAACTTTATAAAAATTGATTCTCCGGATTTCACTAAAAAGTGAAAGTTAGTGAAGTGGTTTAAAGTTTTTGTGCGTCTATAGTATAGAACTAAATGGTGAAATATAGTTGTGAAAACTGCCAGAGTGTCTTCGCCCAGAAGGGTCATCTTGAAGCACATAAGAATCGCAAACGCCCCTGTAAAAAGGACAACACGATTGAGGCACTTGTGGAGAAGAAAGTCCAAGAGGTTCTATCAAAAACGAATGAGGGAGCAGTAAAAATTGAAGCGATAAGTATGACCTCAGTTGTATCACAGAAAATGGATTACAACACGAAAACTATTCCTGAACTCAAGGAAATCTGCAAACAGAGAAAGATAAAGGGAATAAGTGGTAAAACAAAAACAGCACTAATAGATATGCTGAATTTGTCTGATAATAAAGATAAATCCCCAGTTATTACTACTATTCCGCATTTATTACCATCTGAATCACCAAGTATCTCAGAAATTAAAGAAAATACATTATACAACGACGATTGTTTGAACTACTTGAAGAATTTGCCATCAGAATCTATAAATCTTACTATTGCAGATCCCCCTTATTATAAAGTAGTTAATGAAAAGTGGGATAATATTTGGAAAACGGAAGAAGATTATTTATCTTGGACAGAAAAATGGATTACTGAAGTGGCTCGTGTATCTAAACCAGTAGGTTCTTTATATATATTTGGATATTTCAGAATCCTATGTAAGATTGTCCCTATTGTTGAAAAATATGGGTTTAAACTACGACAAAATATTACTATCTCTAAAGGATTAAAGTCAGTTTCAGGTAGAAATACATCGCAATATCAATTATTCCCTACAACAACAGAACAAGTACTATTCTTTGTAAAGGATAATAAGAAGAAAATGAAAGAGTTTCTCCTAAAAAAACAAAAGGAAAAAGGATTAAGTGCAAAGGAAATTAATGAAAAATTAGGAATGAAATCTAATGGTGGTGGAGTATGGTCGCTATATACAGGAAATAATATATTAGAGCAATACCCAACAGAAGAATTATGGCATAAACTTGAAAACTTACTTGATTTCAAGATTAACTATGTTGATGTAAGACATATATTCAATATTGAAGAAGGGTTTACGGATGTTTGGTCAGATATTGACTTTTATGAAGAAAGGAAAAGTAGGATACATCCAACACAAAAACCATACAAACTAATAAAAAGAATTATTTACGCAAGTAGCAATCCTGAAATGTCGGTTTTAGATCCATTTATGGGTAGTGGAACTACTGCTGTAGTTTGTAAGGATATGAATAGAAAATGGTATGGTTGTGAAATGAATAAAGAATACTTTGAATTAACTTCAAAGAGAATTAATGAACACAAAGTGTAAGTTATTCATCTGATCTAATTGCACGAAGGGACATATTTACAATTTCTTGAATTGTATAACATCCTTCTCCTTTATTTTCACATAATATTTTTGGCATTAGTTCAGGGACTATGGTAGTTCTATCAACTTCTGCTCCTATATATTTTTCAATTCTTATATCTTTGTTAGAAGCAGAGTAAATATCATCAATTATGGCACTAAATGTAAGTAAAGGAAGACACATATAGAATTCAAATTTATATGGCCAGAAGTTTTTTGGTGCAGGTCTTTTTCCTTTCTTCTTATTTACTGAATAAATATCATCATAATATTGTTGAATGATATTGCGAAAGTTTTTGTGGCGTTCAATATTTGGATAGATCTCAAATAGTTGTAGTCTTACCTTTTTGAAATTACCTTTATCAAATTCTGGATAATCTTCTAAGAATAACAATATTCTTTCACTTTTACAAAGTTTATCAATATCTTCCTTATTATGAACAGCAAACAACCATTTTGAGTCCTGATTTCGCTGAATGTTATCTGAACTACATTTACTACATTTTGTTTCTGTCTTATAAACTCTTGCTTTACACTTTTTACAAGTATCTGTTTGACCTACCCTTGAGCAAGTTTTGATTTCAGAACCTGATTCAATATCTAATCCTCTTGCAGCAGATTTTGTCCCTTTCTCGTTAATAAGTAATGAAACTATATGCTGTGCAGCATATCCAGATGGAGGGTGTTCTGTTTGATTTGTTTTTTTCGCCCATTTATGATAAACCTGAATCGGCAATACAATCATATCATAAATAATTTGCTGTATGTCATCTGTTGTTGAAGTCATCTCTACTTTTACTACTGGTTCAACCTTTACATCAGTTTTCGCCTCAATTTTTTGTGCTGAAACTGGCGTAGTCATCTTCTTACAGGAACGCTTGTTGTGTCCCTCTTGCTTACAGATAGAGCATTTCATTTTGGATACTTCTCGGTTTTGTTGGTGCTTACGAATTCGTTTTTGCTGGGTTCAATTTTTTTGGATCGCTAAGTGCCGGTTTGAAATGTTCGTTGGTCTAAGAAGTCAGTTGATTCCTTAATGTTCTAAGCAAGCTTAGGTCTCACTTCTCGGTCGAACGTCTGCTCGAACCCCTGTATCGACCGTAAAAAGTTCGGCTGTGGTGTGAAAACTATAGGCCTCTTCGCCTTTATTATCGCCATCGCCTTATCCGATTTCATCCGGTAGTTGGCAATCAGATACATGGCGACAACCGCCGCCGACCGCTGCATCCCCGCATGACAATGAACTAACACAGGACCATTCTTAACTTCCTGCGTGAGTTTATAAACCACCTCCATGGACCAGTGCTCCATGTTCCGGATTTCTTCCTCTTCTAGGTTATCGTCTACGGCCAGCCGGTACTTTCTCGGAACGGAATGAACGAACGGGATGTTTTTCGTGCAATTGAAAACCGCCTGGATTCCGTTTTCCTTGAGAAACTTTTCGTCCTGTGAAGCCACGATGTTCCCCAGCCAGAGATTCTTGGTTATGAGATCCGCGTTGTTGCCTATATCCATTTCCTAGAGTACGGTGCCAAAAATATAAACAAAAATTGAACTCGCCGACCCCTCTCAATAATTCTAACAATGCCACTTACCCGCAACCTTTATCGCGAAGACGAAGTTCTCGTGGCCCTCCAGTATTGTATTCTGAAGGGCCGCTTGAAAGAGGCTATCTTTTGGGCCCATGAACTCGTGATTTCCAATATGACCGGTGAGCTACTGCAGACGGTATTCTGGCTCTGGATGAATTTCTTCGGCTCGGCGCACCTCGCCTGGTACGGCTGGTTTCACGAGGCCACTGCAGATCTCGAGAACGTCAATGAGGAAGCCATCTATTTGTTGGTGATGTCGCTCGGTCGCGCGGCAGCCAATAAGCGCTACGATTCCACAGTCTTTAGCCTACTGGTATGCGGCCTCGCTAGGACCCCCACAGACCGCATCGGATTCGTCGTGCTGCCTGAGAGACTCCGTGGCCTCCAAGGTGTCGAGAAGGCCTTCGCGACGGCTGTGAAACAGGGGAAGCTCGAACTCGCTTGGAGCATGTGGCCCCCTACTGGTTGGCAAATCCTCGAGGAGTTGGCGAAAGAGAACACGTCGATTGTGCGGAGTCTTTCACAGGAGTCTAACAGACCCCTGTGGAAAACCGAATGGACGTGGGCCACAAGGGCACTTGCCCTTGTGATTGTGGGGTCGCTAGTGCGCCCTGTTTATATCGAGAGCGAGACGATGCTCGCCGAGCTTCAAGGCTGCTGGACCGAATGGGACTCGCTCAAGATGCGCGCTGCCCGTTGGGCCACGATTCCCTACGATTGCCTCCACATGTTTACCCACCGAGTCGTCGATACGGAAAAGGAACTCATGGGCGGCCTCGAGGCTGCCCTGCCAGGCAGTCAGCTCTGGGACAGTGTGATCGGGCTCGACCGCGAGGAGTTCTTCGACACCTACTTCACATCTGATATTCCTGATGAGTGGTCGTCAGCTGATAGGCAGAAGTCGCACGGGCCGCCGGCGACCGGCTCAGCCGAGCGCACTTATAATCGGTGGTTCGCCGGTATTCCGTCTCGCGGCTTCTGGGGCGGGATTGAGACGGCCATCGCATACATGATTGAAAAATGGTCGCAGCCTGTTGGGTTTGAAGCCGCTATTCAGGACGGCTACGAGGTCGGACAGCTTTCGAAGAATTTTGAAAGGGTTTCGTTGGAACCCGTGCGGATTATGATGGAATTATAAGGTGTTAGGCGGAGAGGGTTACAAATCATCATCTGCGCTTTCATAATAAGCAATAATCGCCAGGACGCGGTCCTCGCTATATTTTTCATAAATGAACGTAACACTCATTCTAACCAAGTCGCCGCTCAAAGTGTGAATAACATCATCGAAACTAGTATCGGCATTCATATAGGAATGCTTGTAATACTTGAAACACAACTTACGCCATGCTTCAATGAGAGGGCACTTCTGATTCCGCTCGATGTACCAATAGAGAATCTCACTTAGAATACACGTCTTACCGTGATACTCATATTCGCTTTCTATAAAATTCTGAACGATGCCGGTGCAGTCTTCGGGCTTGGCAAAGCAGCGTTTGAGAATTTCCAGATGCAGCGACTTCTTATAGACGCGCTTGAAAAGATTAAGGCAATAGTTGCACGCCTGAAATCCCTGAATCGCCCAGTTCGCATAACCATATGCCTGGAGGTCCTTCGCGATAAAGTGGAACTGCCCTGTAGAGAACGTCATATTCGTAAACATATTCCGCGGGTAGAGCGTATTAACAAAGAGGCTATCCGCATTCAGAAGACGGGCGCAGATGTCGCGATACACTGTGCCGGCCTCGAATACATACTTTGTCCGTTGATTCCAGTCATATGTGTAGATTGGCTTTACTGGGACCTCACCGGTGAGAATATCTTCGGTATTGGCGACCTTGAAGCGAGCCAGTCTCCATTTGTGAATGAGACGCTTGATTTTCCAGCGGAAACGCTGGTTGGCAAATATCAGCTTCTCCAGATACTCTGCGCGCTCAGGTATCAGTCTAAAACCAGTAATGTTACTTGACAGGTCTCTATTTAGAAGTCCTCTGTCGATTGTGATTTTACGGTAAATGTGATTGAATCCATAATAGGTTGTAGAGAAGTATTCGCGATCTTCCTCATTACTCAATGGCAGAAGGTACCATTTCGCCCGGACTTTGTTACGTGCGGTGATACCATACAAGTCTGTAGATTCAATATATGATTGTATATATTGGGGTTCCATTTGTTAAAAATATGTGTGAGACTTTAGGTTCAATTTTTACAGGCATGTACCGTCTAGTACTGGGTTTTAATGATTTATAGCGCAAACTACTTTGCGCTATAAATCATTAAAACCCTCGTTCTAGCCAGCAGAGTGGAGTACTTAAATTAAGTACTCCACGGTAGGCTAAAAATAAGTAGTCGACGGTAGAACACATTAGGTCTCAAACACAATAATCTTATTCCCATAATATCGACCAATAAGCTTAGAACTCTTGTCGTAGACGTACCCATTTACTTTATCGATAATCATGTCATCCACTTCATAAAAGATAGGGAGACCCTGCTTCTTATGCTGACTCGGTCTCAGAGTGTGCTCGAGGCAGGCGGTCGACCCCTTACTCCAAACAACCGGTTCCCGACAAGTTCTCACATACTGTCCCTCTAGAATACAGTGAGTGCATCGACGCTCTAACATATCAGTGTCATCGTCTGGTTCAGAATAGCTGTAGTACGAAACCTTCTTAGAGGCCGCAACGGCTTTTAGGAGAGGCGCGCTCTCCTTACCAAGAGTACTCGCGATATCTTTCACAAGACATCGCAACTGTGTTTGGACGGCTAACTCAATAGCCTCATGGATTATTTTGTTAATAGGGACAAGGTCCATGTTAGTGCGGAGTTCGTGAAAAATGCCTTCAATTTTAGAGGGCAGATAAAGAGTAATGGCTTCGCCCAAGGTGTGGGGACCAGCCTTGTGGAGTATTCTGCACACCTATACTGAAAGACTTGGTAATCAGACAAATGAAATATCATCTACGGATCAACGTCGCGCCTGGATAAATTTCTTGAAGGCCGTCGAAGGTACGATTCCCTGCCCCCGCTGCAGAGCCCATTATAAGGAATGGCGTATAAAGTACCCTATTGATGCCTTTGGTGGCTACCAGGGACTTTTTCTGAGACAAAAGGCTCGCGAGTGGTTGTGGGGACTTCACGATAGTGTGAATCGTGAAAATGGTATAACAAGCCCGCCAATTGAGGAACTCGGTGAAAAATATGGGAAGGTCGACGTTCAAAAAAATATTGAGTCGTGTATCACAGAATTTAAAAGGGCTATGCAACAGTCGATGTTGTCACCAGAAGCCTATCAGATATTTATTAAATCACACGCTCGCTTGCGGATATTTCTTTGATTAACTTCGTTAAAATAATTGCCCTTAATATACAATGGAGCGTGGACTGACAATGCTCTTACATTCAATACTAATTGGATTAATACTTTACTTTATCATGTGCTCTCTCTTAGGGCAAGATCAGGCTGTTGCTGAAAACAGATCTATCTTAATATCATGTGGTATTTTAATATACATGATATTATTCGGACACGGCCTTCCTTTAAAATTAAATAAGCATTTATAAAACCCACAAAATACAATCATCATGTGTAACGGCTGCTTTACCGAGAAGTTCAGTGAGAATTTGCCGAGCATGCTCTAAGGTCGTTACGACTTCAGCCTTGAAGTTGATACTTCCATCTGGCTGGCAATTTGCATGTAGTGTAAGAGAAAGTTCATTATCTCTGTCAATATCACTATACCAGCTACTCGAGTCATCGAATATTAGATAAAGATTCATTGGTGCAATTTTCTTAATTTCACCAATGAATCTACGTAATCGTATCTCATTTTTTTCACTTAAATTGCTATCCTCTCCAGATTCTATAATTTTAATCTGTCTTTTCAATTTCTCGACAATAATATCGAGTGTTTTAAGATCTGCCATTTTAGAAGAATTTGGGAGGGGTCTCTAGTCAATTTTTGTACCGTGGAGTACTTAACTTCAGTACTAGACGGTACCGTCTAGTACTGGGGCTTAGTAGGCCTCGGCACTCACCGAATCGCTTAAGTGTTAATACACGTAACAGGCTTAGAAGGGTCATGTGTAACCACCATTTGCTGTGCCACGCCAAAAATATCCATAGTACGAATACCAAGAGTATTTGAGGCAGTATACCAACCCCATCCTAGTAGACCAAATACACCTGTGGCAACTAGAGCACCAGGGATAGTTTCGGATTTAGTAAACGCCAGACGAATCCCAGATAGAACTAGGAAAAACATTGCCGTGAATATAATTATATTTAGCGCGCGAGATTTACGAGCCCCTACCTTCGCCATGTACTCTGGTGTGTCTGAAACCGCCTCTAACTTATAAATTGCGGCAGCATTACACACTATATAAGAGCTAAAAAATGCAAAATGCGCCATCCAGTAGCTCGGCATCACGTTTATTTCAGTGGTGGATCCTGTTAGAGTTGCACTCGGCACAAGTTGACCTATGTCACTATGGAATATTTCAATATATGGCTTTAATCCTATAAATGCTTTTGCGAGTGTACCTGTAACAAAATGGATGACTGTTACTGCAACTGGTACAAATACCATTTGACCGCCAGATAACCATAGGAGACCAGCATTTCCGAGACCGAACCCTAGAAAAAATGTGACAATTGTGATAATTAGAGGCAATCCTAGAAAAAACATTATAAGGGATCTTTTAATCGTATCCAGCTGACTCATTCCTATAAGTATCTGCGCATTTTAAGTGTACCGTCTAGTACTGAAGTTAAGTACTCCACGGTAGCAGTATGAGACATTAGGGTTTATTACAAACATATAACGGACTTCCTGAAGCCGTACTATTATATAAAAGTGGTATACCCAGCATATTGATTCCTGACGTACCAGTTACAAGCTTATTTTGTTGCAAGAGGACCGCTCCAACCATAATACCAACTAGCAATGTGGCAATAATAATTATAAAGCTATCACAGCTGTTAAAAGAGCGATATGCCATTAGGAGAAAGAGAATACTCGATAGCCCAAAAGCTGATAAATATAGTCGGGAAGCAAAGGCAGTGCCAAGTGTCTCGAGCTCCTTCTTGAACGTTATCAACATTGACAGTATATATGAGACTGCCACTGAAACTATGTAGATACCGGCAGAAGGAAAGGCAAGCTGTCTATCAAGTCCAAATAGCGAAAGTGTATGTATGGTTACACTGGAAAAGCCACTTCTGCAGGCCAAGAGTGAGGCATTTGTTGAAACGCGGTCAGGGATTATTCCCAGCCATGTATTAAACGAGCGAATTCCATAATAGATTGCGACAGCCTCTAGTAAAGTCAAAAAGAAGATGCCAAATGGTGTCGAGGCCGTTACGAGCGCTAGAAATCCCATGCCCCATATAAGGGCATCTGGAAGAATACGTATAATTTCGGCAATAACTGGAAATGGATTTAAATGGTCTTTTAAAAATTGAAACGAGCGTTCCATCCTGCTTATCATAGATATTATAATGGGTATTCCATCTTATTTCAAACACATTTTAGACAGATACAAGTATCTTTTGAAGCCGGCAGGAACCGGTGCCACGACTCTTCTTGTCGATTTCAATTGTCTGATTTACGGCTGTGTCCGCGCCCCAACAATGCCAACCTACACGCATGAAGGACGAGCAGAATGGGAGGCTGCACTATTGAAAAATATTAGAGAGTATGTACTGGAAATCTGGGTCACTGCTGGTAAGCCTTCCAATGTGTATCTCGCCGTAGATGGGGTTGTGCCGATGGCGAAAATCCGTCAGCAGCGGTTGCGCCGTTTCAAGTCTGTCTGGATGGCCGGACAAGAATTGGCACTCGGTGTTCGAGGCGATGAGACATGGGATACAAATAGTATCACGCCCGGCACTGCTTTCATGGAAAAGCTATCTGTCGAACTCGGCGCACTTTGCTCGAAGCACGGATGGATCCTGAGTGGAGCCGAGGAGGAGGGTGAAGGGGAGCAGAAACTCATGCAGTGGATTCGTGGGCGTCCAGCCGACTGGTTCGCAAACCAGAGCATCTTTGTCTATGGACTCGATGCCGACTTGATTGTTCTGTCAATGCTTCATGCGGGTGGAGTGGGTTCAGCGGCCCAATGGAGCATTTTACGCGAAAAGCAGGAGTTCGGAAAACTTGGGGCGGCCGCAAGCACGAAGTTTCTCCTTCTGAATATCACGAAGATGGTCGAAGTACTCTTTCCTGATTTAGACCAGCGGTCCCAGCACCTCTATGACTACGTAGCAGGTATGTGCCTTCTCGGCAATGACTTTGTCCCGCACAACCTCGGGGTAAACCTGCGAGAACACGGACACGACCGCCTCGAGGCAGCCTTGCGCGACATTCATTTGAAGGGTATTACCCTGCTCGTAAAAGAAGATGGAAAATATACATGGAATAAGGCGGCACTCGAACTCATTCTTGAAGGCTGGGCGACCACTGAATCAGAGGACCATGTCGCAGCCTTTAAACAAAAATACAAGATGCGCGGACCGACCCCACGCAATGATACTGAGTGGAAGCTGGCGCCCCTACAGAATCTGCCCGTGGAATGGGCCGATGAGAAGCGCCTCTGGGACACTGAAACGCTTCTGGATGGCTGGAAGGGACAGTATTATTTCGAGGGCGGGGCTCTTGTGTGTGGTAGCGACATCGACACGCGTTCAAAAGAATATTTAGTCGGACTCCAGTGGATTATTGATTACTACACGGGGCAGCGTGAGCCCTCTTGGGAGTGGATGTACTCTTGGACTTACCCACCTCTCTGGTCCGACCTTTTAAAATATAGTCGGGGGCGAACGGCCCTTCCAGTGCCGCCATATGAGTTGGGTAAGCGTCTTCAACCTCAAGAGCAGTTATCACTGGTTCTTCCACTTGAGAGTTGGGGGCTTATTCGAAACGCGGGTCTCAAAAGGCTTCCGCAGAAGGCGCCGGCCTTCTGGCCCGCGAAGTTTCAGTTCATGTCACTAGGGAAACGTTGGCTGTGGGAGTGTCCTCCGCGAATTCCTATTATGGGCGTGGCGCGGCTGCGGTCCTTGCTCTAGGGGATGTTGTGTGCTACCGTGTTGTGCCGAAGTTAATAGCTCCATAGGAGCTATTAACTAGGGCCTACAACACAACTGTTGGCATGTAGGCAAAAATAAGTACCCCCTTTGGGGGTACTTATTTTTAGCACATGCCGGTAAGGCACAACACTAGAAGGTCCCAAACACTAAGTTCCGCTCACCACTTTTTATTGGCTGTGGGACGGATATCGGCGTACCAATAAGGGCTCTGTCGCAAAGAGCATAGAAGAATGCACCGTTAATCACCGGCACAATAACCGCCAGTAGCGTGATAAAAAAGAGGCCAGACCCTAAAAGGATTCCAGGGCGAGTGTACATAAGCATGATAACTATACGGATAAGCATGATAACCCCCACAATCGAGTTTGCTATAAACATTATATAAAACCAATCGCACAGTGTTACATTTGAAATAGATTCTAGGAAAGCCATCTCGTATATTATTTTGTGATATTTTATGTGTAAAAAAAAGGTATATGGGTAACGCTCAGTCATTTGACGCATCCCATGTTAGAATTTATCAAAAACTACTCCATATTTCAAGCCCGCAGACGCGGGCGCAGATGATACAGACGCTTCTTGCCGGAACAGAGTATGTTCAATCAGCAAAAAACGCCGGTATCTATTCGCATCTTCTCAATTACATGGCACGTGTAAATGCCCGAGAGGCCGCTCCCCTTCTTCCTGGCGAGCAGACTCTAAAAGAGATGCAGGAGCGTGGCGCACCGCCTCCTGTCACGAATACCATTGTTAATGCTAAACCGGCTACCACAACCCCCGTTGCCCGTGTGACAAAGGGTCGTGGCAATGAGAAGGCCCTCAGCTATTTTCAGAGTTGCCTAATGGTTCTCGGCCTCGAGGAAGAGGTTGCTCTCACAGAGGATAGTCTACGCAGTGCCTATAAGAAGGCAGCTCTGAAGGCCCATCCCGACAAGGGCGGCTCAGAGCAGCAGTTCGAGGCCGTGACGAAGTCGTTTGCATACTTGACGGAGATTCTGAAGCGGATTAATGGGGGGCGGAGTACGGCAGGTGTGGTCGATGCCCCGACCGCTCTAAAAGATTCACGGCAAACGGATTCGAAGGACTGGAGCATGGTCGAGCCGGTCCGGCTGAATCCGAAGAAGCTCGATATAAATGTTTTCAATCAAATGTTCGAGCAGACACGAATCCCTGATCCTGATGATGAGGGATATGGTGATTGGTTAAAGAAGGAGGGTGATGTCGCAAAATCTGGTCCGAACTTCAGTGGGAAATTCAATAGAGATGTTTTCAACCAGGCCTTCAACGAGGAAGTTAGAGGGCGCGCCGGCACAGCTTTGACAGTTACGGTACCACAGGCGATGACTCTTGCTCCGACACAGGGTGTGGAGCTTGGGCGAGGTGCAACGGGCGATTATACGGCTCCTGCAAACGCCCAGATGAAATACACTGACCTGAGAAATGCATACACTACTGAGAGCGCTTTCACACACCAGGTCTCAAATGTGAATGTGGAGGCGAGGTCGTTTGATTCATATTCGGGTTCGCGCAAGAAGACTCCTGAGCCGCTTAGTGACAGGGAGATGCAGGCGATTCAGGAGGCCGAGGCTTTCCAAGCGAAGAAGGAGAAGGAGCGGTCTATCAGGGCTGCAGAGGAGCTTAGTATGGCCGACAAGTATTTTGCGAGAATGAAGCAACTTGTTTTGACGGAGGGGACGGGGGGTAAAAAGAATAATAGGGGTTAACGTGAGGTTGCTCCACCTATAATTTCTACAAAACTCCTAGTATGACGGCCTCGCACTACATAGTTCCGGGTATAGTAGCCCTTGTAGCGATAACATTCGCCTGGGCCGTAGTCGACAATTACCGCAATGAGAATGGTTTCCAGGACAAGAATCTTTTAGAAAAGGATATGAATAAACCGGTTGTATGGGTCTTCGTGAATACGAGCGATATAAATAGCCGCAATTGGTCTGACTTTATGTCACGTGGGTCACACCGTGCTATAAATCTGCCATTCTTAAACATATGCTATGAGCGTATGGTGGATAAACTAAAGGGTCAGTTCCGTTTTGAAGTAATTGGCGGTCTCGAGGATCTCGCGGTTCGCCTAGGTGGCTGGGAGGAGCTCCCAACGCCCCTACAGAATCCCGCAGCAATTGTCCGCGCCCCAGAGCTCAATTGGATTCGCGCGGCCGTTCTCAAGAAGTGGGGCGGCCTCTGGGTCTCTCCTGCAACTATCTGGCTAAATCCTCTCCCTAAAATGCCAAAGGACAAGGTCGTCTTTTTCGGAACGAATTCTGATGAGACGTACGCAAAGACGAGTGATGCCCCTGCACTCGATGTGGTCTGGTCGCCGAAACCGGACCATCCCGTTTTTGTTGACTGGGAGGCGAAGGTTCGCGCACGCCTAGAGGACCGCGGAGGTGGTGCGGAATTCAGACGGGATGAACTTGCAGACGCAGTCGAGGCCATTCACCAGTTCCAAAACGACGTAAATGTCTTGCGCCTGCCTGAAGTTTCTAGAAAGGGTGGAAATCGTAGGCGGATTGAACTCGAGGACCTCCTCGCGGCTGGAACGGATGGTGTTGCGCCCTTTAAGATTCCTGAGAGCGGTATTTACATACCAATCCCATATCCTGAAATTCTTGAGCGCGAGAACTTCGGTTGGTTCTTAAGAATGAGTGAAGACCAGATCATGGAGAGTGACCTTGTCATCAGTTATTTGTTTAGACGCGTCTAACAGCAGATGCGGTAACGTCTAGTGGCGGTTTCTGCGGCTTCCATTATTATTATTATTATTATTATTATTATTAGAGTTTCTTCTCTGCTCGGAATAATGGCTATTGACCTTATTTTTCAACTCTTTTATATTCTTAGTCTTATTATATTCATCAACATACTCATTAAAGGGTGCTGAAAAATCATTATCATGACATACTATTTTTTTAAGGCCTCTAGGAAGTCTGGGTAAGACTTTTAGTTTATTATCATTACATACTAATATACGCAGAGATGGTGGAAGGCTAGGCAGTTCTGTTAATTCATTATTATCACAGTGTAATTCTAGAAGATATGGATAGAGATTGCTTAGATATCTAAACAGAGGATTTTCAGGAAAACTAGATATGACTCTTAGTTTATTATGAGAGCAGTGTAATTCTTGAAGATTCTGTATAGGAATATGAGGCATTTCTTTTAAATTATTATTATTTACATTCAAAGTACCAATAAGATCCATTTTATCTTGAGTTGGATATTCACGTACTAATAATTTTCCTAATGAGTCCGTAGTTAGTTCCTCACCAGAATAGTTAGCTACTTTATCCGCATATGTAGGCGTTGAAAAAAACCCGCCGCCGCCTTTCTGCTTTCTAGTAGCCTTAACCATTTATACTTATTAAGAAGAAAATAATTAAAAACTGATCCTCCTATATCCCCCAGAATAATACGAATGTAATATGTAAATATTATGATTCCGTAAGTCCCGGGATTTCCCTTCAAGCCTTTGCAAATATTCCCCAATTGTTTTCGGGTCATTTTTTTCAATGCAGATAAATTCCTGCCTGCTTGAATTCATTAAATATGTTGTCATTCAAATGTTACTTCTAATGAAGCTCCACTTAAATCCTTAAATGCCGTTGCAGATTGAATCTGATACAAAAATGTTTTTCGACCATTGTAGAGTCGTTCCTCTTTCTTAAGGTGATATCCATGAGAATGAAGAATGTGTCTGAGGACTGTGATAATAGAGAGCGCCCCCCAGTTATGTATAAATCGCTCGGCCTTGCAAGGTAGATAATACGCCTCTAGATTTGGGAGCCAGTCGTCCAGCGTGGCAACCCGTATTTCATCCTTGGAAAACCATCGGAGATCGTGAAATCCTATAAATCCCATGTGACCGAGAATCTCTGCCACAAAATCTCGGGGCGGCTCTTTTCTAAATAGCTTGACAGGTTTCCCTGTCATCTATTGATTATCCAGAAACAATCGCATCATATCAAGCGTATGGGTCTTTCCCTGTGCGAAATATATCCATCCCCGTAAAAGAATCTGGTGAATTTTTTGAGACATGCTGGCGGGAATAATACCAATCATGTGAAGGGATGAATCAAGTTCATGTAAGAAATCCTCGTAGCTGATACCAGTCGTCCATAAATCAATGAAAATCGAAATCATCTCAGAATCCCTGTTACGAATATACGCCTTTAAAAGATTCAAACACAGCATAAAAGACGGCGCCGAAAAGTTATCGATAATATCGGTGTCCTTGATTTCGTACGGTGCAAGTGCTGCGAATTTTGGACCAATAACACGTGTAATATTTCGAATCTGTGTCGGAGTCTGCGCGATAGACATAAATACTGTAACGGCTTTGAATGATAAGGTTACGTCTTTGTAGCCCTGCTCTTTCAAAAAATGATTTACAAGAACAATTGGGGAAATCGTGTCAATCTCTAAGTGCATTGAGCGCGACCTGAGCGGCTGAATCAGGTCACCTACATGACGACTGCAGAAAAGGAATCGCGTAGTATGTGAGTGCGTTTCCATAGGACGACGCAACGCCTGCTGGGAAATAATAGGCAACGAGTCGGCGTCATCCACAATAATCCATCTGTAAATACCTGGGGTCGCCGATGTGTGTCTCACGAATTCTGCAACGGACTGGCGAACACAGTGGATTCCGCGATCCTGCTCTGACGAAAGCCATAAAATCATATCCTTTGTTGGTACCATGTTTTTGTTACGAAAGTAGGCTGCGAGAAATTCGTGGAGAATCGTTGTCTTCCCTGAGCCGTAGCCCCCTGAGAAAAAGAGATGGGGCGGGTCGTCCAAAACTTTATTTAGTAGGTTTACAGACTCTTCTTGGCATATGAGGCTTGTTTTAAACATAACTGGTCTTATATTTCGAATATGCTTTAGACAGCAGCCGTCTAAAAGAATAAGCAGTGTTCTGAAAAGAGAGATGTCACTATACGAGCATCTTGGACTGCAGCGCGGGGCCGACCCACAGGATATTCGCAAGGCCTATCTCAGACTATCGAAGACGGAGCATCCTGATAAGGGTGGTAGCGAGGAGCGCTTCAAGAAGATTCAGGAGGCCTATGAAATTCTATCTGACGACCAGAAGCGATCATTCTACGACCAGACGGGACAGGTGCCTGGCGAGCAACAGCAACAACCCTTTGATATGGGTGGGATGTTCGGTGGAATGTTTAATGGGGGCATGCCCTTTGGTGTACCCTTTGGTATGCCTTTTGGTGGGGGCATGCCCTTTGGTGGCCCCCAGCAGAAACGTCAGAAGGGGCCACCGAAGGTGCTCGAGGTCGGTCTCACGCTACATGATTTCTTTTATGGAAAGACGAGTCAGCTGAAATTCAAGCGTCAGAAGTTTTGCGAAGAGTGTAAGGGTGTCGGTGCTACTAGTTTCACGTCATGCGGTCAATGTAATGGTTCAGGAGTACACGAGCAGCGTGTAATATTCGGCCCAGGTATGCAGGCTATTCAGCGCGGACCCTGTGGTGGCTGCAGCGGTCAGGGAAAGCAGCAAAATGGCGCCTGTAATAGCTGTCGTGGAATGAAGTTCAAGACGCATGAAAAGACTCTGTCGATTACTATTGAGCCTGGTATGCAGCCTGGCAATGTTATCGAGTTTCACGGGGAATCATCAGATCAGCACGATTACGAGCAGCCGAGTGACGTTCACATTGTTCTCCAAGAGAATGATGATAATCTTACCGTTACACGTCTCGGGGATGACTTATCAACCGTCATAAATATTACACTTCAACCAGCCCTGACCGGATGTGTATATCTAGTTCAGGGCCATCCAGCACACCCTCTTGGGCTTAATGTCACTATTCCAGCGGGGACTATGCGCGGTGACGCTATTACGGTGAAGGGAGAGGGAATGCCTCGACGTGGTACAACACAACGAGGCAATCTGCATGTAACTGTATCAGTTGAAGTTACGGCTCAGGAAAAGGAGCAGCTTGCAAATAATTTAGATGCTCTTAGAGGGGTGTTTAATGGCGTCTAGAGTGCTTAGCGCGTCTAGAGCGCTTACCACGCTTACCGCCGTGCATCTTGGGCGCGAAACTTAGGGGGTTCGCGGCGAGCTTCCACTCAGGGTTCATCTGCATGAGCGCCTTCGCCTCAGCGCCGGCGGAGAGGAGATGCGTGGGGGCTCTGTAGTCGGCAGGGTCAAGCGCATGTCCGCCACCGCCCTGCTTGCGGCGCGAGCGGCGAGAGCGGCGCGAGCGGCGGGCGCCGCCGGACTGGTCGTGCATTCCTTGAATAGCAGCCACTGAATTATCAAGCGTTGATACACGAGCAGTGGCACGAAGGCTCTCGTCAAGAACACCCGTGGTACCGACCGGAGCACCCTCCATTCCTGTAAAAGCGCCGCCATACTGGCCCTTGTGAATGTTCTTGTACTCGGTACCCTGGGCGGCGGAGAGATCCGCGGGGCTTAGATTCTGCCAGCCGCCGCGCTGGCGCGAACGACGTGACGAGCGGCGCGATGCACGCTTCCCCTTACGAGTATTTCTTTTTACGCGCTTTACCATTTCTATTAGAGGCTTTTTTTAAAAAAGAGCGGTCTTTTTTTGGAAAAAAGACCCCAAAAAAACTTGATGTTGCTAGTATTACTAAGGACATCATGTTTTTGAGTAATTTTGAGTTTTTTGCTAAGCTTTTTCCAAAAAAGCTCTTTTTTTCAAAAAAAGGCCGAGTTTTTTTGGGGCCTTTTTTCCAAAAAAAGGCCGCTTTTTCTAAAAAGGCCTTAGTAGCTCTCACGAAGTGCCGGTGCCTGGATAAAACGCTTCTGAATCTTACCAGAAACGAGGTAAAGGCTATTCTCCGTAACGATGATATAGTCATCGCCGACCTTGTAGACCTTCTGAATAAGACTCGTGAACTCCTCATTTGACTTCACGAGCATCTTCTCCTTCGTCTCCTTGTCCTCACCCATGAACGCCTTCGCGTTGTACGTGTCAAGGTAGTAGTCAAGTTGGATTGGCTTATCCTGCTGCATAGCGAGCTTGGCGGCCTGGACTAGAAGCTGAACTGAAGGGGATACATCTTGAGTGGGGGCTGACATTTTAAAATCTGGTGAGTTCGGGGAAACCGTATTCATCAATTTTACGCGGGCCGTGTTGCGCCAGGCTGAACGGGCTTCAGCACCTCCCTCGAATGCTCGCGTATAACATCATTCATAAAATCATAGGCCTCGTCGAGCTGTGCGCGCATGCGCGCCCCAGTGATAATAATCGACCCAGTCTGAAAGATAGCAATAGTAATCCGCTTACAGCTTCCAATGGCGGTGCCATCGCCCTGACCCGTACAGAATTTGGGACAGTGGCAAATACCCTTTTTACCGGAGGATACCTCGTTGTAGTAATATTTCGTATTTACACCCTGGTAGATTGTCGTCTCAAGGGTACTCGAGAGTCGATAGATATCACACAGCGTCTTGTGTAAGTCAGACCGCTTAATGAGAGCATTAACCTTGTAGTCACTATTAAGTAGCTGAACTGCGAATTTCGTAAGAGAAAGCGGCACTTCAGTAATCCGTTCAGGGAGGTCATTAAATTGCTTAATAAGCCATGTAATAACGTCACGAGAGAACTCCTCATTGGTAACACCCGTCATTTGAAAGCCCCCGTTCGCGAAGAGTTTCACATTGACCTCCTTGAATTCACCACCAACCTCTCGCAGCTTCCGCACAACAATAGTGCTCTGATTGAAGAATGTCTTGTCACTGATGCGCCGCTTTGTAAGAAGGTCCCTTGCAGAATTTCCAATTACGTTCGTCTCATGCTCCATCTTTAGAATCCCCTCCTTTGGATATCCAATGGGAATCATAAGAGTGCGAATATTTTTAAAGAGAGTGCCGAGATTGATAGTTGTTCCGAGGTGACCGGTAGTAACTAGTGTAGAAATACGCAAGGGCGTAAACTCGAGAGCAGTCGGATCCATTTTTTAGGTACTCTGGGGCGGCCATACTTCCAATTTTTGTTTCACGAATCGTATAAACCAGTCTGATAAAATGGCCGACCTTTGTTTGAAACTAATCATCTTAATGAAATCAGTGTCGCTGATTTGAAGCATTTCAACGAGTCCCTCTTTTCCGAGAGAGTTCGTGAAATTCGCACAGAAAAGGCAGAACATTGAAAAATCGGGGTAGGTCCACTTTTGCAGGGCGGTTTCAAAAATTCCGTTTAGTTGTGAATTGTTCGCTGTAAAAAGTGTATTCCAAAGCTTCGCACAATCTTGATAGCGCCCTGGATTTAACATGAAAAATCTGATGTCTCCACGTCTGAATTCAACATCGAGGCCTGTAATTTTAAGAGATTCCTTCGGCTCCTTGAGAATTAGAGACATTCTGTGGTTGAAGTCTGCAGACTTCGGAGCCTCGAACGGAATTACAAGAAATTTGTGGATAATTGAGGCGTGAATTCGCGAAATTGAATTACAGAGAAAAATAATAATAACCTTATCGGTTGGTTCATCTAAGAGGGGTCTGAGGGCAATTTGTGCCTGATCGGTAAGAGTTTCCGCCTCGTCGAAAACAATGATTTTTGGACCACTGGCATCTGGAAAAAGAGCACTAAAGGATGAGCGAATAAATGGATAGACGCGGCTACGGACGGCATCGAGTCCGCGCTCGTCGCTTGAATTCAGAAACAGGGCACGGCCGAAGAAGGTTGAATTAGCACCCTTTCCATGAAGCGCCTCGACGAAAAACTTTGCAGATGTAGTTTTTCCAGAGCCTGGTGGCCCAATTAGAAGGAGGTGCGAGCGCGATTTAGGGAATTTTAGCATTGTATCTAGAAGTGTCTGAATTCTTTTTGGAAGACCTAGGTGTTCCATCCCTTTCAGGAAATGGTAAAGGTGGTTTAACCCTGCCCTTTTAGAAAAAGGGCCCAAAAACTCGATGGGTTGGATCTTTTTTGGAAAAAGCTTGGCAAAAAGTTAAGTACTTAACGCTAGTTGTTTATAAAATTGAAGCTGACAATTCCAAGATACTAACTATAAAATGGGTCAATATTATCTTACAGTTATTCTTGCTGAAAAGTCGGACAAAGAGTATATTCGCACGTATTTGGATCCAGGAATGTATAATTATGGTGTGAAACTAACAGAGCATTCATACATCAATAATAACTTTATGAAAATTGTCGAGAACCTAATTGGCCCAAACGGAATGTTCTACAAGAGCCGCATCGTCTGGGCTGGAGATTATGCTGACAATGAGCCTAATTCTGAGAGTAATCTATACGACATATGCGAGGGAAAGGATCCGTTTGAATATAAGGGAACGCTTGTATCATATAACTACATTGTGAACCACACAAAGAAGGTATACGTCAAGAAAACTGCTAGCATGTACTTGCACCCACTTTCTCTTCTAACTGCGGAAGGAAATGGGCGTGGAGGTGGTGATTACCATGGACCAAATATGCAGATGGTAGGAAATTGGGCGCGCGATGTCATCTCTATGGAAAATGAGGCTCCTGACTATACACTGATTGAGTGTGTATTCTAAAAGGGCAGCCTTATATTTTGGGGCCTTTTTTTAAAAGGCCACCACATATTTTGGGGCCTTTTTTTAAAAGGCCACCACATATTTTGGGGCCTTTTTTTAAAAGGCCACCACATATTTTGGGGCCTTTTTTTAAAA